GGGGCATCTGCCCCATTCTTGGCCTGCAGCCGCTTGTACTCTCTATCCACCGCTCGTTGTGCTGAGGCCTTGCTCTCATAAAGGTGGGTCAACCGCTTAGGTTTGCTCTGATCACCCTCGCTCAACTTCTGCTGCTGACCACTTTTTCCGTCTCGATACCACGCCACAATTCCTGTGTAGTCGCCGCTATCGTCCGCCAGTTCGGCTACTTCGTCCCCGTCTGGCAGCATCGACTCGAGTTCAAGACTGGTGGTGAACGAATCCGAAGTGAAGCTGTGTTTCACGTTTCCGCCCAACCAGACCACGTCCGCAATCTCCTGCTTGATGCCGATCAGCGAATAGGTGAGCTCTGGTGTCAGTTCTGGCCGGCCGCGTGCCAGCGAGTAACTGAGCGTCGCGCTTCCACGTTGTAGCTTGTTCCACTCAGCACGGGCAGCCACCAGAGCGCTTTTCTGATCCGTGTAGGAGTGACGCAAATCCTTGATGTTGTCGCCGCCTCCGGAGATCGCCTCCTTTTTCTCTGCGCTGTTCACGTCGTAATAGAACGCTCGCACACCCGTGTAGCTGTCTCGTTCTGCCTGCAGGAATCGATGCTGATCACCGTCGCGGCGGGTCAGGGTGATGTGTGGCAGCGCCAGGCCGCTGGCAGTTGTGCCGTTGCCGATCGGCATGAAAAGCAGCTTGCCCGCTTTTACCGTCGCGATCGCATCATGCTCTTGCCCCAAGCGAGAAAGCAGATTCGCGTCCGACTCGTTGGCCTGATCCAGGTGCACCACCTGTATGGTGCTGAGCGCGGCGCTGACCAAAGGGCCAAGGCCGTAGGCACCGGCAATGGCTTGCACGACGGTCTCGATCGTCTCGTTGTGCCAGCTTCGCTCCCGTTTGGCTTTCAGCCCTGCAGTTAGATCCACGCTGCGAGCCCGGATGTTCAACTGATCTGGCGCACCGCTGTGCTCGGTTTCGTCGACCGTGTACGTGCCTTTGTCGACCAGCCCGGTGTCGCTCCAGCCAAGCCATAGCCGTAGGGTTGCACCTTTCGGTGGGATTGCCAGGCGTCCATCATGGTCTGAGAGGGTGACGTCGAGCTGGTCCGCTGTGAGTCCGCGATTGTCGGTGAGCTCGATGCTCATCAAGCGCTGCTCGATCGCGGCGGTGATGTCACGTCCGTCGACCTCCAGCCGACAGATCGGACGAGGGTAGGCTCTCGCTTCTCGTATGGAGGCCTGCGCGTCGCTCAGGTAGCCGTCTACTCGGCTGAGTGCTTGGTCGATCACAGGATGTTCCTCAGGATATTGCCGGCTGTGCTCACGCCGGCGCCGAGCAGGTCGACGCGGCCATCATCGATCCGTTTGAGCGCGATGGTGAATTCAATGCGGCGTGCCGCACCGTCCTGGAAGAACACAGTCTTGTTCTCGGTGATGTTGTCGATCACCCAGATGCCCAGGATCCTGCCGGTACCTTCGATTAACGGCCACGCCTTGCCGGTATCGGCCATAGCGCGAAGTGTATCGAGGCTCAGCGGGGTGCCGGCGAGTGCCGGCAAGAGAATGCCTGGCATGCTGATTGAGTCTTCACCACGGCCCAGAAACTGGCGGGATGGGTTGGTGCCTATACGCGACGTCGAGCCGTGACGCCATTCTGTCTGCCGCTGCAGTTCCTGGTACGCCAAGGTTTCTAAACTGAAGATGAACATGCCGAGAGCCATCATCATTGCCGTTTACTCCTGGTCAAAGAGGGCACTGCGCCCCTTGGCTTGTTTTGCATGTTGGCGTTTGTCGAGTTCTGCGGAGACGGCGCGAGCGATCGCGGCGGCGTCGAGTCCTGGGGCCGGATGAATGTTTATGACGATCTGCTCTGGCGCCATTTGCGCTGCAGCTGGCTGTGCGGCGGTGCTTATCGGCGGACGGTTATCTACGGCGATCGCGCCCTGTGCTCCGCCGATTCCCACCGCCATTGCGCCTACTTGAGCCAGGCGCTTGCCCGCTCCCATGATTGATTCCAGCATGCCGCCGCTTTCCGTCTTCGCACCGGCGCCGGCCGGATTCAAAGCCGCACCAGCGTTTGTAATCGCGCCAATGGTCACGGTCCCCGCTTGGGTCATGAGCTCGCCCACGGCTTTGACGGCTTCCATTGGGCCGCTCTGGCCTTCATTTACGCCCTGCGCCAACCCCGCCATCGTGAAACCGCCTAGCTCGGCAAAGACTCGGGAGGGGCTGTGAATGCCGAGTTTTTCCTTGAACCAGTCCACGGTGCTGCTGCCAGCATCCGAGATCGCGGTTTTAACCGAGTCCATCGCCCCGGTAATGCCATTGACGAGCCCTGAAATGATCATTCCTCCGAACGCGGTGAACCTGCTCGGAAGCTCGACGCCCATGTAGTTCATCACCGCCGAGAATGCTTGGTAGAACAGCCCGATGGGACTGAAATTGACGATCGTGCGCAGGATGTCGGCTATGCCGCCGCTGAAGCCGAGTTTTATCTCTGCCCAGGCGCCGGCGAAGTAAGCCTTCACCTTGTCCCAATTCGCATAGATCAGGTACGCCGCGGCAGCAATTGCCGTGATAGCCAGGCCGATTGGATTGACCAGGAACAGTCTTCCCAACCACATAAACGCCTGACCCACGAAGGGCAGCACCTTAGAGCCCAAATTGAAGAGCAGGCCGATCACGGATGGCAGTCGGATCCCTATAAGGGAAAGCCCATACCTCACGGCGAGGAAAGGGCCAAGCGTGGTGGCCAGGGCCAAGGCCACAGTGCTGAAACCGATCGATAGTGCCGCAATGCCGGCGGCAACTTTCAGAATGCCCAACACTAACCCGGGGTTCGCGGTCGCCCAGGCGTTAACGCGCTCGAGGACACCGTTGAAGCCGGTGACGAGTTGAATCAGAGCTGGTCGCAAAGTGGCGCCAAGTGCGCTGCTCAGGTTGAACATACGGTTTTGGGACATCTCCCATCGGGCTGACAACTGGTCCGCACGGATGTCGCCTTCACGCTGCATCGAGCCATCGCGCTTCGGTGCGTTATCTGCGCCGTTGACCAGGTCAAGCTGCCGGCGATACTCCTCGATGTTGGACGCAAGCTTTGCGGCGTCATCGCCATACTCTTTGCCAAACAGCTGGGTCATCACACCGAGCTGCTGATTTTTCGGCAGCTTGTTCACGGCCTCTAGCACCTTCTGAATGGTGCCCGTGGCGTCCTTGCTCATGCCGTCCTGAACCGCTTTCGCCTCCAAACCGATCGATTTCAGGCCCGTGACAAATCGCTTTGGTTGCTGAGTCGCGATAGCCAATTCTCGAATCATGGCGTTGGTAGCGGTGGCAGCGATTTCTGATGAAGCCCCGAGTGTCAGGAATGTCGAGCCCAACGCAGCGGCGTCTTTAAACGACATGCCGACCGACGCTGTGATGCCCGCTGTGCGCTGCATGACGTCGATGATGTCGCCGCCTTTCGACATTGCGTTGTCGTCAAGGTAGTTGATGGCATCCCCAAGCTGACTGACGTTCTTGATGGGCAATTTGTAGAGGTTGGCGATGCGCGCCAGGCTCTCGCCCACCTGATCTGCCGGTAACTCGAACGCAGTTGCAGCAGTCGCCGCGACGCGCGCAAATTCCAGCAAGTCATCTTTGCCCTGAATGCCCATCCGGGCGCCGCCTTCTACCAGCGCGGCGATGTCGGTAGTCGCCATAGGGATTGTTTCGGACATCTTTTTGATCGCGTCCCCCATGTCGTAATACGTCTGGGTGAGTTGACCGTTATCGTCACGGGCGCCGGCGACTTGCTTCGCAACGCCTGCCATCGCGTCCTCGAAGCGCGAGTAGTTCTTGATCATCCCGAGGATGGGCATGCCTGTCGCCGCTCCCACTGCACCGGCACTTGCGCCGGCGACGGCTGCGTTACCAGCGAGCTCTCTTCCCTTGGAATAATTGCGTTGTGCTTTTGAGACCCGTTCCTGCTGCTTGGCAAGGGCGGCGAGACGCTCTCGTTGAGTCTGGATGGCTTTGTTCGCCGCCTCGATCTCGGTTTTCAAGCGGCGCTCGGTGGTACCGAGGTTCCGGGTGTCCGCACCGGTTGATTTCATGAGGGGTATCAGGCGCTGCAACTCCGATCGCTGCGCCGTGTGTTTGTTGGTCAGCTTTTCCACCGAGGCGGAGGCATTAACGAACGCTTTCTGGAAGGCTGCTGTCGGGGCGTCCATCTTCTGCAGTTGCTCACGCAAGCCGCGCAATTTGTCTTGCGCTTTTGCCAGTTCCTCAGAGGACTGGCGAACGGCTTCGCGCTGGCGGGTGTAGCTGGAAATATTGGACTGCTGGGCATTGAGCTCCTTCAACTGATCCCGCGCCTCCTTCAAGGCGCGAGACGTCGCAGTGCTGCCAGCGCTGATCTGCTTGAGGGGCGCGGTGACCTTGTCGATCGCCGACAGCATAAATTCCAGCCGCAGCTTGTCAGTCATCTTTCGCCCCACTTCGCATGCGGGCGCGTTCGCGCCATTCCATCAGTTCGGTCAGGGGGAGCGGATCCATCTCCACGGGCCCCCAGTGAAAAATCACGGCGATGTCCGCCATGGCGTCGTCTACGCAACGAGGGATGCATCCACCTTCGCCGACTTCGGCAGCAAAAAACCTGCGACCTCGGTAGCCATCTGCACCAGATCGGCCGGATCCATCAGACCGATGTCGTGATCGGTCAGGGTCGGTGTGGTGATTCGGGGCAATACCTTGCGCAACGCGAGCACGTCCATCTGCAGCAGATCGGTCAGCGAAACGCCGCGCAATTCACCGGAGACGGGTTTGCGAAGTGTCACCTCGTTGATTTCGGTCGATCCTCGGACAATCGGTGTGTCCAGGGTGATGACAGGGCGGTTCGGATTCTTCACCACTGGTGCTTCTGCAGCTTCGTTCTTTTGGGCGGTGCTCATGTCATATTCCTTCAGTAGATAGGGGCCGGCCGAGCCGGCTGGGAGGGCTTGGCTTACAGGCCGATCGCCTTACGGTGTTCCGCCAGCATGTCTTTGCCGTTGACCTTGAAAATGAAGTTGAGCAAGTCGATCTCGATCTCTTCATTCCCATCGATAGTCAGTTTGTAATAGCTGCAGGTGGTGGTGAACTTGTGCTCGGTGTCTTCGCCGCTTTCCGAGTCACCCATGTCGATCTCTTCGTGCCGGCCGCGCACAACCACCTCGACAGCCGAAACCTCGCCGGTGTCGTCGCGCTGGATTGATCCGGCCCAGCGCAGCATCACGCCGCTGGCCGACACTGCGCCGTATTGACGCAACGCCGTCAGATCCCAGCCACCGAGGGTCCATTCGAGCTGGATCCCGTCGTCGCCATGACCCAAGTCGACCTTTACCGCGCCGTCCATGCCGCCACCCCGGAAGGCTTCGAGCTTGCGGGCAAGCTTGGGCAGGGTGACGCTCTTGCATGCACCGACGTAGCTGACGCCGTCGTTGTACAAATTCATGTTCTTGAGCTTTTTGGGCAGAGCCATATGGGCGCTCTCCTAAAGGCGCGGCCATAGCCGCGCGAATGAATGAATATCAGGCGTTGACGCGGCTGGCGAAGTCGACCAGGTAACGGTCGGTGATTCGCTGGCGTAGCCCCAGGTTCTCCAGTGGCGGCACCGGCGTGTAGTCATAATCCAAGTACAGCTTGCCGGCCTTGAGCGTGTCCTTGTCGTTGGCCGCTTCGTCGTACCAGCACTCGCCGCCGATCAGGTAGCCAAGGCGCACCAGCTCACGGAATTTGGCGTTGATACCCTCGACAATGTCGCGCACCAGGCTCGGGTGCATCGGCTTGTCCACCGCCCAGAATTGCCCCTCCGCCATGGTGTCGGCCAGCACCTGGGCGGTGCGGGTGTAGTTTTCAAAGGCGAACAGAGGGTCGTCGCTGCAAGTACGCGAGCCCCAAAAGCGGAAACCGTCGCGACGAATAAGCGTGGTGACGTCCGCCGCGTTCAGCAGGCCTGCGTCGGTGGCCGGATTCTGCAGATCCCAGTAGATATCGCGGCTCAGCCCGGACACGCCATTTACGGCCACGTTGGACAGCGTTTTGTGCCAGCCCACCTGCTCATCGAGCTTGGCGCGCAGACCCAGTGCGCGAGCGATCGCCGACGCCGGCGCATCGGCATTCAGGGCGGTATCCCAGTTCACGAAGTCGGGCCAGATGGTCATCAGCTCGCGGGCACCGAAGTTTTCCCGGTAGGCAATGACATCAGAGACGGTGTCGCAATCCCAAGCGCTGGCATATGCGAAACCACGCAGCTTCTGTGCGGTGAGCACCAGTTCAGTTGCCACCGGCAACGAGTCGAGGCCTGGGACGCCGAGGATGCGCGGTCGGACGCCGAGCTGCGCTTCTGCAGCCAGCAGGGCTTTCATGCCCGTGTACTGACCACCGGCGGTTACACCACCAATCACGTTGGTAGTGGTTTGAGCTGCGTCTTGCCCTTCGGCAACACGGACGACGACGGTAACCGGGCTGGCCTGGTCAGCGATGGCGTCGAGACTTTTTGCGAGCGTGCCTTTGACACCGGCCTTACCACTGGCGGTAAGCACGTCGGTTAGTAGCACTGGGCGATTGAGTGGGAACGCGAGCGGATCAGCATCTTCGGCGGTGCAGACCATGCCTACGACGGCGGTCGCTACGGTGCGGATGGGGCGGGTGCCTTCGTTGATTTCTACAACTCGGACGCCGTGGTGATAATCAGTGGCCATGGGGAGAACCTGCGCGTGGGTGACGATGAAGCGCAGGGTGACGCGCGCGCGCCTGGCGGGCGAGCGCGCGGGGTTGTAATGGTCAATGGCACAGGGACAGTTTCAGCGATCAGGTTGGGGCTGATTGGGAAACTGAAGATTCCCCATCCGGCCAGCCTTCAAGCAGCATCTCATCTCGATACTCGCCGGCCTCGATCGCGCGCAACAGCTCAAACTCGCGGTCAAAGCAGGCTTGAACGTGCGCCCGCACAGCCTTGGCAATCGTGATGATTTGCGCCGCACCGATTTCGACAAAACCGTCTGCCGTCTTGAAGTTGCAGCGGTAGTCGGGATCGAGGACGGCGGACAATCCCGTACTGGCGATCAGCGCCTGGCTGTCTCGGGTCGTCTCGATGGCCAACCCCTCGACCACGACGCCCGTACCCTCTCGACGGAAGCGTTCGGCGGCAATCACTTCGGCGAGCGGGAGGGGGATTACCGCCAAACCCGGCGGCGAGAACTGCCAAGCGCCGTCGACCTCTATCGCCTTCCAACCCGCCGCCGGCATCGGCTCGATGCCGTCAACACACACCCACACCATGGAAGGGTGATACAGCGCCGTGATATCGCCGTCAGTCTCGATCAGCTCAAACACCTGCTCGCCGTAGACCCGCACATAAATACTCATGCCCACTCCTCAACATCGATCCAACCATCAGCACCGTGACCGCCGCGCAAATGCGCAGGGTATGAAGGCAGCGCAACGGCACCGCCGCCACCCGACCCCGGGTTGACCGCATCAGCACCCTGCGAACTGGTTGAGATTGAGTTACCCCCCGGCCCCATTTCACTCGCGCCGCCCTCGCCAGATACGACAAAGTCCGTTTTTGGCCCAATGACGCCACCACCACCCTTGCCCTGCCCATTATTCACAGTCGCACCGACCGCCGGTTGTGAATTCGGGGTCTGGCCGAGGTACAGCGGCGGCGCCACGTTCGCCGACAACCCGCCGCCGATACCGCCCGGCGCGGTGACATGTGATCCGAACGAAGTGGCCCCGCCGTTGTTACCCGGACCAACTAATACACCGGTGCCGCCCTTGCCGATCGTGGCCATCACACCGTCGAAACCGCTGGTGATCCACGTATCAAATGGCGCCCCCGCACCGCCGCCGCAGCCGGCGGAAACCTGCCCGGTCGCGGTGGATGCTGCACCACCGCCAGCAGCGCCTGCCCCCTGTCCCTTCACCCGAATTTTGACGGTTCCAGGCGTCGACCAGTAAATCTGAGTCGCACGAATTCGACGCAGGCCGAGAAAACGCCCGGTCGCCTTGCGCACTTCATCGGCCAAAACACCGACGTCAATCACGCCTTGGTTAACCGGCGCACTCCACGCCTTAATACACCACATCACCGCGACGTTGCGCGGCCGGGACACGCCGCCGCCCGACGGATACTGACCGTAGGTCACACCCGAGGTCGTAAAAGAGATTCCGACGTTGGGATAATCCGAATCCTTATAGGTATCCGCCTGAGCCTCGACCGCCGTAGCGCGTGCGATATCAACCGATGCGCCGCCGGTAGAGTTGCTGTCAAACACCACGAGCGTGCCGAGCTGGGCGCTGCCAATGGCTCGCCCCGTATCAATTCCCCGGCCATGATCCCAGCCGCGAAGAAATTCGGCGCGCATATCCGGCAGACGGAAGTTGCCGGCGCCCTCGTTGCCCTTGTTGAAGGCCGTCCCGAGGAAGGCCGACAGATCCGGGTAAGCGGCGACACTCTTGACGCTGCCGTCCAGCTCCAGAAATCCGGCCGGCTGCTTGTTGACCGGGAACGACACGATGGCGCCGACCGGCATGGCGGTGGCCTTGGCAATCAGCGCGTCGACCTGCTCCGACGTATAGCTGTCGGTGATGCCCATGCCGGCAAGCGTTTCGGGGTTGTCTCCCGACACTACGATTCCACGGTCGTTAGTCTTGACCCGCGTCCACTGGCCCGGCGTTTTGTTCTTCGGCAGCACCTCCAAGATCGCCGTGTCGACGTAAGACCGCGTGGCCAGCACCACGGCTGGGTCAATCTTGAGCTGAATATTGCCGGCGTTCGTGACGATGAAGTTCATCCGCACGATTTGCGTACGGCCCGAGCCTTGCGACAGCAACGGCTTGAAGCTTGGTGCGCAGTTGGCCACCGCTACCAGATCGCCGTCCGAATCATAGAGACCGATTTCGCGAATCCACTTACCGCCCTCATCGGCTGGAATGACTTGCTCGGCGATGATCACCGCCGGGTTTTTGGGGTCGACCAGCAATTGATTCAGCGGCTGACGGCGCCACTCGTTGAGCAGTTTGGTTTGCCCGGCCGTGGGCACCGGGTTGGGCGGATCGGCCAGCCCGTTCGGGTTGGCATCCCCTACGCCCATTTGCGTGATCAGCCAGGGAATGCCGAGCGCGTCGGCGTTCGCCTGCTTGGCCATCCCCACGTTCGTGAGGATCGCGAAAAACTGCGAGTTCGCATCAATCATAATAAACGTCCAAGGTGTCTATGGTGTGTTCGCGCCCGACCACGCCGAAGCTGCCAGTGACTTCGATGTCACGCATAACGGGTGGGTAAACGTCGATTTCGTCGCCTTCGTAGAGGGACACGGCGATATTCAAATCGCCTTGGGATTCCAGGCTGATCGCCAACCCAGTCAGGTGCCGACTGACGGGCTTGGCGTCGTCAATCAGGCGCTCAAGCTCCTGATACATTTCTTCGGTGATGCCGGTATCGAGAACGCCGACCTTTAACGCGAAAGTGCCCGGCACGCCCTCAGGCACGGTCTTGAACCACTCGACAATCTCGATCAAATACCCCAGTGGCTCGACTACACGTCTCAGAGCTCCGATCGTTCCTTTCCGGGAGTGGATGAAGTAGGAGCCTTTGATGACTTGTCGCTTCGTGGCTTCTGACCACTCGCTATCCCAGCGGTCGACAGAAAATGCCCAAGCCAGATAGGGCAGCAGCAGGACCGGGCACCGATCGGGATTCAGCAAATCCCTGATCGGTACCGGTACCCGCTCGATCTGGGCGAGTGCCTCGGCCGCCAGTTGCTCGAGCTGCTTTGCGTTTGGCGGTAACAGGCTCGTCATGTCATTGCACCGACGGTGACGCTATACCTGGTGCAAAACGCGGCCTCGGCCTCACTGGGGGAGATATCGACCCAGTCGTGCAAGACCACCTTTCGCACGCCCTCGACGTGAAGTGCAGCGTGAATAGCTGACTCGGAGATCTCCACGCCGAGGCGCCGGCGCTGGTTGATGAACGTGACCAGGCGCGCTTGCGCCGCTTCGCGTATGGGCTCCGCTTCTGGCCCCGTCGTCGCGAGATAGAGAACGGCGTCGACCTGGTAGGGCAGTACAGTTGCCGAC